AGGCGACAGCATGGCAGGCATGGCCGTTAAACGATGGAGCGAGGCTGGTTATGAGCCAACCCTTGAAGGGGCTCAGGGTGACCGGGGGTATCAAAATGTCTGATAGTAAGGCCCTCCGATGGCTCGCGATCTCAAACGAAACTTTCCCCCAAATTAGAGGTTTAGCGTGAAAACCGTTTCGGTAAAAATTGCGGATTTGTCTCAGGATCCAGCCAACGCTCGAAAGCACGACGAAAAGAACATCGATTCCATCGTTGCTTCACTTCGTCGCTTCGGTCAACAGAAACCGATCGTTATCGACATGAACAATATCGTTCGGGCCGGAAATGGAACGCTAGAAGCAGCGAAGCGGCTGGGATGGGATTCGATCGAATGCGTCAAGACCGACCTAAAGGGCTCTGAGGCTATCGCATACGCGATCGCGGACAACCGCACAGCAGAACTAGCCGAATGGAATTCGGATATCCTAGCGGCTCAATTAAACGGCTTGCTGACTGACGACGAAGCACTAGCCAACGCGGCTGGTTTCTCGGCAGAGGAAATCGAGGCGATGCTATCGCAGTTTGACATCGAAGAAATCGCACCCCCTGAACTGGCTGACGGGGACCGGGAGCCGTTTCGCCAAATGACCTTTACCGTTCACGATTCCCAATTTGAGAAAATTGAAGCGGCGATAAAAAGAGCCAAGAGCAAGGGCGGCGGTGATTCGGCGGTAAATGAAAACAGCAACGGCAATGCCCTAGCGTTTATCTGCGAGGCTTTTCGTGGGTGACGCCAAGCGATTGATCGTAAAGCCTATTTCGGCGAAGGACGCTAGCAGCATTGTCGAGTCATTGCACTATAGCGGGAAGTCGGGCGCAAATTCTCAGTTGCATTTAGTAGTTTTCTTAGACGGAAAGTGCGGAGGTGCAATGCAGTTCGGTCCTAGCTTGCAAAAGTCAAACATTCAGCCCTTAGTTCGCGGCACGCTATGGAACGAATTCATCGAGCTTAACCGCATGGCGTTTGCAGATTGGCTGCCAAGGAACGGAGAGTCGCGGGCGTTGGGCTATGCCTTTAGGTGGATGCGAAAGCAGTACCCTCAATTGAAGTGGTGCATATCGTTCGCGGATGGTACGCAGTGCGGTGACGGCACCATTTACAGAGCAAGCGGGTTCGTTTTGACGGGACTTAAAGAAAATTCAACGATGTGGCAAATGCCAGACGGTTTGATTTTTGCCGATATAGGACTTCGGGCATCGTCCAGTCTTTTGCGGAAAACAGTTGGTTACAAACTCGGCGAAACGTTTAGTAGTTTCAAGGCAAGAGTCGGATGCAGAAAAGTACCCGGCTTTCAGCTTCGCTACATCTATTTCATCGACCCTACTTGCAAGGAACGGCTAACCGTACCGATCCTGCCGTTCAGCGAAATTGACCGGCGAGGGGCCGGAATGTATAAAGGAAAACCTCGCGTTACAAGTGCTGACAGCGGCACGCTCGGCAATCCAGCCGAGAAGGGGCGGTGCGATTCCGACCGTAACGCTTTTGAAGCGGAGGCCAGCCAATGACCAAAGGACGCAAGAAAACGGCTCCAGAAATCCTCAAGCTAAGCGGTAGCTACATCAAGAACCCGCAGAGGGAAAACAAAGCCGCCCCAAAAGCTGACGGGGAGGATCCTGAAATGCCGGACTATTTCAGCGAGGACGAAAAGTTCAAATGGGGCCAGCTACTTGAGGACATGAAGCGAAACGGGATTTGCTCAAGCGACCTTCGGGAGATAATGATCGCCTACTGTACGGCGTACGGCGGTTGGATGCTGGCACGAAAGGCGGTTTTGAAGACCGGGATTGTCTTGGTTCAAAAGACCGATGACGGGATCGACGCTAAGCGAAATCCCTTTTCGGTCGAGTTGCATAAGTACCGGGAGGAAATGAATCGGCTCTTGCCTGAGCTTGGTTTGACCCCATCGGCTAGGGCTCGAATGGTTGCGACACTTCCACCAGAAGAGGACGAATTCGCCGAGTGGCTAAAGAGGGCTCCAGGTTGATAGCAAGCGGCATTTCGCTACGGGTCGAGGATTATTGCCAAGCTATCGAGGATGGCTCTATACCTTCGTGCAATCGCGTTAAGGATGCAGTGCTACGTTTTCGGCTCGATATGCAGCGGCAATCTACGCAAGATTTTCCATACTACTTTGATGCGGCTAAGGCGGCTAGCGTCTGCGAGTTTTTCCCTCTCGTCTTGCGTCATTCCGTTGGCGAATTCGCTGGCAAGCCTTTGATCCTTGAGGATTGGCAGTTGTTCGGGCTTTGGAACATCTTCGGATGGAAAAGGATAGAGGACGGATCGAGGCGATTCCGCAAGGTCTATTGGTCGATGGCTCGCAAGAATGGCAAGTCAACGCTCGTTGCCGGTTTGTGTCATTTTCTTGCGATGGCTGATATCGATCCTAAGACCCGCAAGCCGGAAGCGGTCGGACAGATACTTTTGACAGCGACCAAAAAAGAACAGGCAAACGTGGTTTACAGCGAATGCCAACGCATGGTAGATCAGTCCCAACCGCTTCAAAAGTACACCGACATAAAAAACGAAACGATCACGTTCAAGCACAACCTGAGCTACATTCGCAAAGTATCGAGCGAAAAGCCTTTTGACGGTCTTAATCCTCATTGCGTTGTTATGGACGAGCTCCACGCATGGGGCGAATATCATCGCAAGTTTTACGATACGATGGTTACAGGCTCGGCGGCACGTTCGCAACCGCTTCACTTAATCATTACGACAGCCGGCGCTGACGATTCGCACTTGTGGCTAGAAGAATACAACTACGCTGTCAATGTTGTCAGTGGCATCCACTCGGATAACACGCTATTTGCTTTGATCTACGAGATCGACCAGCAAGACGATCCAGGCGAGGAGTCGAATTGGGTTAAGAGTAATCCAAATTTGGGAGTGTCTGTCAAGCTTGATTATCTCCGAGAGCGATGGAACGAGAGCAAAGCAACTGCATTGGGTCAAAATCGATTCAAGCGATACCACGGAAACAGCGTAGTTTCCTCAACCGAAAAAGCGTTTGACCTTGCGGCGTTTGATCGGTGCGTTGGCGTTCATTCGGATTGGAAAGATGCCGATGGGCTCGGGGCAGGCGTTGACTTGGGATCTCGCGACGACCTGGCAGCATACGCTCTTTGTGCCAGGTTTCCGTTCAGCGTTGACGATAAAGGCAAGATCATTTATCGCTACGAGGTCAAGACTCGGGCATTTATCGCAGCGGATTCAAAGCGTGATTTATCGGCGATGCCTTTTGCAGAGTTCATTCACTCGGAGGAGTTGTTTAAGTGTGCTTACCCGATCGAGGATCTTACCGAGTCGCTCATCGAGGAACTTGAAGCTTTTGAAATTGATGAGGTTGCATACGATCCATACAACGGTCAGCAACTAGGCGAAAAACTTAGCAAGGCCGGAGCGACAGCAGCAAGGATGGCACAAAACCAAGCCAACTTTAACGAGGCCATCAGAGACTTTATTCAATTGATGCAAGACGGTCGGCTAGTTTTTCAGGAGTCTCGATTGCTCCGATGGTGTGCGAACAACGCCATGATTTGCAAAGACCGGCAAGATCGATGGATGTTTGACAAAGCAAAGAGCAAAGACAAGATTGACCCAATTGTGGCGGCGGTAATGGCCTACAGGATTGCAAGTTTGCAACCTGAGAAACCATCTGGTAAACTTTACGTCAAGTAGGAGCAACAGGGATGAGCTTAGTTAGCGTGTTTGCTAGATGGATGGGCATCGACGACGACGCTTTTTCAAGCGTTCGCAAGGTCGGTTTGCGCGATGCTCTTGGAGTCCCTCCTGCTTGGTATGCTCACAACAAGCTTACAGGTGACTTTGGGCGGTTGCCTATCGACGTTAAGCGAAGGGTCGATGAGGGATCTGTAAACGATACTAAGCATGACGGCTACTATCTTTTGCGAGAGCAACCGAACAACATCCAAGCCCCAACGACATTCAAAGAACAGATCCTTAGTCATGCTTTAATGAAGGGTAACGGCAGGGCGGCTATCATCCGAACGAGTCGCGGTATTTCCGAGCTCATCCCGATGATGCCGGATGCGACCTGGACGATCATCTACGAGGGCGAAAAATACCATATCACCAAGCCCGAAAACCAGAGCAAAAAGGATCTTTTCGACACGTTCGACACTGACAAGAACGGCTACTTGATATTCCACGACAGCGACGTTTTACACCTAACTGGCTTTAGTTGGGATGGCGTCGAAGGTCTCGGATTGCTTGACATTGCGAACGCAACATTTGCGACAGGTTATGAGGAAGCTAGGTTTAAGCTTAACCAGCTGCGTCGAGGATTTCGGGGTAAGCTTTTTCTTGAAGCACCTCCAGCAGCATTCCGCAAAGCAGAGGATGCAAAAGAGTTTATCGACGACTTCAACAAGATCGAAGCAGGCTCGGAGAATTCCGCCAAAGCTGGCTTATTGCGTGAGGGCATCAAAGCCAATGCTGTCAGCATGAACAACAACGATGCACAGTTTGCAGCATTGCAAAAGCTCACTAGGCAAGAGGTCGGAATGCTTTTCGGGCTCGAGGGAATGCCAGGCGATGGCGATTCTGTCAGCTACAACAGCTTGGAGCAAAAGCAGCTTGCGTATCTTCAATGTCTCGACCATTGGTTGGTCAAGTTCGAGGAGCAATGCGACATCAAACTACGCACTC